GCGTTTCTTTTATATGTTTTTCTTTCATTTAAATAATTTTCTTTTTTTTCTTTTGACCAAGTATGATATGAAACGCTGTCTGTTGGTTTATTTAATTTTCTTGCAATATCACACACTCTCATACCGTCATCGTACATTTTTTTAATTTGAATACTTTCGTCTTCAGTTATTCTTATGTTTGTTCTATACTTCATAATACATAGGCCCTGTCATAATTTTTTGGATCTAAGATATGTAATTCTTTCTTGGCTCTAGTAACTGCAACATAAAACAATCTATGTAGTTCGTCAGGATCTATATCGTTATTGTCAATTGCAGATTTAGTTATGTCAGGAAGTATTAACACGTTATCAGCTTCACCACCTTTAGCACCATGTATGGTTGATAATATTATTCGTGGGGTTTGTGAAATCTTTTCTTTGTTTGCTAACATATTTCTTATGTAGTTCTCGATGGTTGTACCTAACCCCATAAAGGCATCATACCATGGGGCGTCGCTTAACAATCCGTGAGCCTCGCTGCTTTCTGCTATAGTATATGATAAATCAACATTAAATGTTTTACCTTGTCTATATCCTCTTGTTACATTCTCCCCTAAATAAGTATATATGTTTTTGATATGAATGGTAGCTAAAACTCCACCTTTTCGCCATTGTTCCCAGTTTTGTATGGCTAACAACAGATCCATAGACACAGAGTTACGGCCCTTGTGGCTATAATACCAGCCCTGCAGCTCGCATAAATCTTTTACATCATCAAGAAAATAATTGGCCGATGCCAATACTAACCATTGACCTTCGCTCATATCCACTTGTGTAATGTCTGAATACCTATTCAATTTACCAATAGAATCTCGCGGTTTATAAGTCTTTTCGTACCTATTCTCTACTCGTGAAATAATATTTTGTGAAAGCTCGTGTATGGGTCCACCAGGAATACGATACGATTGTTTTAATGTATCTATGTGATCTACTTCTTCCTTAAGTGCGATAAAAGAATCAACATCAGCACCAGCCCATTTAAATATAGCTTGATCATCGTCCCCAGCAATGTAGGTTTTGTTTGCTTTCGACCATAAAGCCCGGACCATTCGCCACTGCAAAGGTGAGAGGTCCTGTGCCTCGTCAATAAATAATACGTCGAAAGATGGTGATACATCTTGTTTAATAAAATCTGCCAACATGTCGTCATAGTCAATCATGCCTTTCTCGTGTTTATATTTAGTTAATTCACGGTCTAATAAATACAACGTATCTCTTTCTATGTCCAGGTTATGTAAATTATCATCATACACATCCATTAAATCTCTTTCTGTAACCCGTGCTTTATTTATCAATCGTAAATACTCATTATCAGAATTAAAAATACCATCGTTTTCTGAACGCATAGCCATTTTAATCGGTATGCCAACTTTTAAACCAAACTCACGATAGTCAGCCTGTTTCATAACTCGTTCTTTTTTGACACCTAATAATCTAAACGCCAATGAATGTAGTGTTCTAAAATAAATTAAATCTTCTTTCTCATCTAAGTTAAATTTTTCTGCAGCACGACTGGCTGCCTCGTGTGCAGCTTTACGTGTAAAAGAAAAATAACCTATGCGTTTAGGTTCAATACCAGCTTTCATAAAATCATCTACTAGTGATAATAAGGTTGTAGTTTTACCTGTGCCTGGTGGACCTAAAACAATTGTTTTCATTAATAAGGTGACTCCTGATAAACTACATTGCTAACTTCAGGTTTATGTTCTTTCATTGATTTAATTTTAACAACTCTTGGTGTTTGGTTCTTTAGAGTCATTCTAATCTCTTCAATAAAAATACCTTTTAACTGCTTGATTAAATTACCAGTTTTAATTTTATCCATCTCCCAATTATTGCGTTTAGCAAATGCATAAAAATCTTCCATTCTAAAATAAGTATGACCTTCATCAGTCCAGGCAGTTTTATTTAATATATCTTCTTTGGTTCTAGCGCGTGATCTATGTACAGTAAAATCGTATAATAAATTTTCTATTTGATTTCTAGGATCTAAAGATTCTAATGGTTCTGTTTCTTGCAGATTTAGCATTAACGGTTTTAAATACACCTCGCGCCAATCTTTTGCTTTTGGTATAGGTGATACCACATTAGCTTGATCTAATACTGCTATTGCAAATAAATTAGGATTATGTAATTGTTCTGTTTTTAATTCTATACGTTTACCACCAACATTTAAAAACCATTGCGGTGGATTAGAATTCATTTTAGTTAATGTATCTAGTTCCGGCATTTGCTCTTCTTCAAAACCAACACCAAACTTTTTAGTTCTACATTTTGCAGCATTACACACACCACAGATAGGTTGATCTTTACATCTATATTTATCGTAACCACGTTTACCTATTGACGCTAACAACTGTTTAACTTCTTGGAAACCTAACGGTGGGTTCATCCACTTAGAATTATCTTCCATAACTTTGTCTTCCCAGTTATCAGGATTAGCTTGCTTGTGATATACTGCTACATTAAATAGTGCATTGTTGCGTGAGCCTTCACCAAAACCATCATCAGCTAATTTATTTAAACATGGTGGACCATCTACAAAAGCTTCATTCTTAACTTCTACTGCTTTTGTTACAATAATTTCTTGCACTTGGTCTGGTGTCTGTACCATTGCATCATAGATAGAATAGAATGATTCTAAAGTAGCAGCATTACATTCTTGATCAAATGCATAACGCAAACCCCTGGCGCCGCCATGATAAGGTAAATTTAAAAAGTTTCCCGTGTCACCACGTTCAACTAATATTTCAGTTTGTTTTGGAAATATCTCACTACCACCAAAACCTAATGCCTCTGACATCATCTTTAATTTTGCTTGCATCAACGATGCCATTATAAATTCCGTGGCAAACAAAAACAAATGTGCACCACCAGATTTTGATCTAAACATTACTAGTGGGAATTTATGGGACTTGATAGAAGCCGCTAATTTTTTGTGATCTAAGTTATATTCATCAACATCAATACAACCCCAACGACATTCGTTGTTTTCATTAATAGGAATAACACCAAGTGCTGGGTCTTTACCATCTATATGATCTTGCCATAATTGATCGGGTATAGGCTCACGTTTTATAAAAGCTTTACCAACAGCTTTACCCTTTTCTGTAGTTTGACCGGTTAATATTAACTGACCATAGGCGCTGTTATTACCCTCAAATATTGTCTTAAATTTATCCATATAATGTATGATATTCTTTCTGATATTGTTTTATACTTTCTTTATTTTTACTTCTATATTTTACATAATATTCTTTTTGTTTTCTTTTTTTATATGCAATCCCTTCAGGACTGTCCATAAATGTTTTTTTATCTGCTCGTAAATTTTTAATAGTTTTACGTAAACTATCCATAGTTTTTTTGCGATAATATCGCATTTGATATAGTGACTCCCTGCTTCTTCTCATGTATAATCCTCCCTGTCGGTACCGAGCCGGGGGGATTAGCTCGGTACCTGTCTTCATGATTTAAAATGGAACGTTGTCTTTTGACTCAGTTTCACTTTCACCATGTTTCACCTTCACATCGCCTTTAGAGCAAGATTCAGCAAAACTTTTTGCAGCACTATAAAGTGCTTTGTCCTGTATTGGACCAACCTTATTAACAGCCCAACCATACCAAGTGCCTTTGTCATTTGATTGTTGTACTGTTTTAAGATTATACACGTGACTATACGCAGCCGGTGTGAACAGACCATTTTTACCTTCTAGTTTGATACTGTTCATCATTGAGTTCCATGATCTACTAACTTTTAATTGTGTAGATTTCATAGATATCAATGCGGTTTGCATGTCTTCTGTAACAACATAATAAGATGCTGTGTTTTCTAGATAGTTGCCATTAGGCAATCTATCTTTATAGTCACCGCCTCTTGTTGTTTCTTTTATTATGCCACTATCCACAGTGTGAATAGCAACTGGAGCACTAGAGCCTTCACCTCTATCACTCCACTCAATGTATTCGCGTTTGTAATAACACGGTATAACATTAAGTCCCTTCTCACCATCATATGCCTGCTTAGTCACGGTATTAAATATCATACCTGCTTCTGCGCCCTCCACATATTTGGCGTCCCGTTTGTTAACTTCCGGGGATAGTTGTGCTAGTATACGTAAGAATGGTAAAGCTAAATCTTCTGCTCCCATATTGTCCATACCTATACTGGCATCTGCCTCAAACATACTTGCTAAAGCAATGCTTGAGTTTTCTTTTTTTGCTACTTGTTTCTCTGTCATGTTTCTTTTCTCCTTGTTTGTTTGATTCATGATTTCCGGCTTATTTTGGTTTGATCTTTCACAAAAGTGTGAAAGAATTCCGAGGGCATATCGAGGCCGGCCTCGATACGCTCTCTAAAGAGTGCTTTCAAAGTCATAGGTTCTACCTTCTGCTTCTGCGAGGGTTCATAACCCTCTTGCACTGCAAGGCTTAACAATTGTTCTGCCTTGTTATCTTCGCCCTTCCCGAACTGTACAGCAACCTCATTTTTAATAAGGTCACCTAGTTCGTTTTCACGAAGCCAGTTATAAGCTGATTCGACTGAGTCTTTTTTTACAGTACAGCTGTAAGTTTTTTTAACTTCTACACCTGAACCGTCAGCTAATTTCAAAGATGCTAATCCTTGCTCTGCAAGTAAATTAGGAATTATCTCTGAAGAAATTTTATCTGCTTTTTCTTTGTAAGATTTTATAGTTGCTTCAAGTCTTTCTATCTCTTCTTCGTGTGCTTGTAGCTCTTGACAAAAAGAAGCCAATGTTTGTATGTCTGTTTTTTCTATCAGCTGTTGCTGATCTTCTTCTAAGTCTTGTAATGTTATATTGTCCACGCTTATTCTCCTTTCTGATATAAGTCTATGTTTAGTGGGTAGTATCTTTTTTCTCTTTTGTCCCACTTCAAAAGATTAAATTGCCCATGAGTATTCTCACTTACAATAGCTGTTGATAAACCAATTATAGCTGGATCACCAGTACATAAAATAAAATCATCAGGTTTAAAATCCTGTAAATTTTTTTTCATTTTAAATATAAAAGGCCCAGAACTAAAAATTATTTGTGATAGTGGTGGTAAACAAATTACCAAATAACCAAACTCCATTGCACCAAAAATATTTACGTGCTCTGGTGGATGTTGTAATACATACACAAAATTTTCTTCCGGGTTTTCCTTAACAAATTTTAAAAAATTAGTTAGGCTCTTTGGTTTGTACAGTTCGAATATTTGATTCTTCATTTTCTTCTTTCTCTTTTGCAACATTAATTGCAGTTAATTTATCTGTCAAGTCATCAACTTGAATATTTAAATTAATTATTTCTGTGTTGCTTTTTTGCAACAGTTTTAATAATGATTGTATTATCTTATCTTTATCCATTTTTCTTTCTCCTGTTATGGTTGACATTTAACATAGTTATTATTATATTAATGTCAAGAAAGAATATATGATAAAACATTATAAGTTTAAGACTAAGCCTTACGAGCATCAACTCAAGGCATTAGAAAAGTCGTGGGCACAAAAAACCTATGCTTTGTTTATGGAAATGGGCACCGGTAAATCTAAGGTTCTTGTTGATAATATTGCTATGCTATACGACAGAGGCGCTATTCGCGCTGCTGTAATAGTAGCACCTAAAGGCGTTTACAAAAATTGGCACGATATAGAGATACCAGTGCATATGCCGGATCATGTGGAACATAGTAAAGTGCTTTGGGAACCGACTGCAACTAAAAAGAAAAAACTAGAACTTGATACTTTATTTGACGGCAAAGATGAGCTTAAGATATTGATAATGAACGTAGAAGCATTTTCTACAAAGAAAGGACTGGACTTTGCACACAGTTTCCTTAACATATTCGTAGGGAAAGCCCTACTCGGAATTGACGAATCTACGACAATCAAGAATCCGACAGCTAAAAGAACAAAAAATATTTTAACCATAGGGAATCTAGCGTCGTATCGAAGAATCTTAACCGGCTCACCCGTAACCAAATCACCACTTGACTTGTTTAGTCAATGTAAATTCCTGGACCCTTATCATTTAGGCTATGACTCTTATTATGCTTACCGTAGCCGGTATGCACATATGTTAGATAGAAATTTTGGTGGCCGTCGCGTACAAATTGTTGGTAGTTATCGCAGGTTAGATGAGCTAGCTAAAAAACTAGAATCTTTTTCTTATCGTGTACTCAAAGAAGATTGTTTAGACTTACCGGAAAAAGTTTTTGTAACTAGAAACATAGAACTAACAGACGAACAGAAAAAATTATATGCAACTATGAAGTCAGCAGCTATTGCTATGATTGAAGGCAAAGTAATGAGCTCAGCAAACGTGTTGACACAACTTATGCGTTTGCATCAAATCACTTGCGGTACATTTAAAGCCGACGATGGTACCATAAAACAAATACCAAGTAATAGATTAAATGAACTTATGTCAGTTGTAGAAGAAACTGAAGGCAAAGTAATTATTTGGGCAAATTACATAGAAGACATCAAAAAAATTACCGAAGCTTTAAAAAAAGCTTACGGAGAGGCCTCTACAGTCGAATATTACGGTGCTGTGGACCCTACCCATCGCCAGGAAGCAATTGCTCTATTTCAAGAGAAAAAGGGCCCTACACGCTTTTTTGTCGGAAACACCCAGACCGGAGGGTACGGAATTACCCTGACAGCAGCAAACACCATGATTTACTATTCTAACAGTTATGATTTAGAAAAAAGATTACAGTCAGAAGACCGAGCGCACCGTATCGGCCAGACTGGCAGTGTAACCTATGTGGACTTAATTGCAGAAAAGACTATAGATGAACGTATTGTAAAAGCGTTAAAGAAAAAGGTTAACATTGCTAATGAAATTATGGGCGAAGATATTAAAGATTGGATCTAAAACAAAATCTGAGAATAAGAAGTTCGGCCTGCTATTTTTTCTGCTTTCAGCATTTGTTTTCTTGATTTTTCCATTGAGCTTGAGCAGTGCACCCATCCTGAGTTTGGATCCCCCTCCTCATAAAATTCTAATATCAATTGATCAAAGTCACAGTTAGCCGCGATCCAAGCTGCAAGTTCCTTGTTGTCTACACCACCTATCTCAAAGTCTGCTGCCTCACCCTTGGCATGTTGTGACTTAGCCGAAGAACCAATAGCCTCGCACAACTCTGGGCTTCGATAGCCTGAGGATATGATAACCGGTTTACCAAAGTGCTCGCGCACTGGTTGTAGGATATTCTTCGCTAGGTGAATAAGGTTTTCTACATGCTCGGTAGAAGGTTCATTGTGAATACCTTTACGAGTTGCAGTCTGTGATTTAGTTAATTCTTTTAATGTAAAGTTGTTTGATAATTGCATTATAACATTCCCATCAGTGTTTCTATAACCATTAATCCTACAGCCCCCACTGTAGATAAAACAACCCAATAGATTTTATCTATCTTACCGCCCAATTTTTCTACGTCTAGATGTACGTGTGAAATTTTGTCGTCCAGGTGTTTAAGATGGTTGGTTTTTATAATATCTATTTCACGTTCAACACCTTTAATGTGACCGTAAAGAGAAATTATATGTTCTCTATCATCTTCTGGCACTATACCTTTTACTGTATCATTCATTAAACAGTTCCCCTCTGTCTTTGTCTAATAAGTTGCTCGTCTCTATTTAATAAAGCACTTTCTGTATTTGTCAATCCCGTTGCTTGATTCACTACACCTGTTGCGGGCTGCGTTGCTGCGACCTGCACTGGACTTGATTCCGGTAGTAAAGGTGTAGGCGCCTGTGACATTTCTTCTTTAGACGGGTCTATATTTATTGTTGGAATATCTGATTCTGACTCTGGCTCAGTGCTTTGATATTGTGTTGGTTCATACTCATACTCTTCAAACCGTTGTCTAGCCCAATTTCTTTTTGCTCTATCTAATGCACCTTTAGGTATAAAGTCTAACTTTGAAAAATATTTACCAGGATTACCTTCTTTAATTTTTTTGTAACGAGCTTCTAGTCCACCTTCTCTAGTTGATAATGGTGTGAATTTACCTTGTAATATATTGTTTATAGTTTTATTTGATATTTTTCTGTTTTTTAATGCTTTTCTTACTTGGCTTCTTGTCATTAAACCAGTGTTAATTGCTGCTTTAGCAGCCTTATAAAACTCAAATTGTTCTCTAAAAGCTTCTTCGTTAAATTGATTATACTCACGTACAAGTTGAGCTGGCCCACGTGATTGATAATCTTTAGTGCTATAAAAACTTTCACTAACTAATGCGTCCTTAAACGTGTTTTGAAACTCACTTATCTTGTAAGAAAAACTTGCAGGCACATTAACACTTACCGTAGAGCCACCACTTAATTTAAATATTTCATCACTAATATCTAGAGGTACACCTTGTGAATCTACATCACCTTTAACAGCACCATATAATTTTTGTGCAGTGCTTACTGCACCTGGTTCAACTTTATTAGCCCAATGCATAACACTTTTATCCCATTTTTCTAAAGTTTTATCTGACTCTGACCAAACACGACCACCTGCTTTTTTATTACCGGTAATAGCTTCCATAGCTGCTTCACCACTAATAGCTATTCCAAAAAAAGTACCACTAACTAAATCAGCTACCGGTCCAAAAGCATTTACATATTCTTTTATTACATCATTATCTATTTTTTCTGGATCTATTTTAGCTTTAGGATTGTTAACTCTTCTCATAAAATTTTGTGCCGTAGCGCTGACAATGTCGTAGGGATTATATCGAGACATGTCAAAAACTTTAAACACACCATTTTTATCTTGTTTACTAATAGGAACTAAATCACTGTACTGCATGTATTCTGGACCAAAATAATCTTTGTAAGCTGTAATCATTTCTGGCGTAACATCTGTCATCATATGCGCTAGTCCTCTAACACCTTCATTGAGTCCATATAAAGTAGCAGCTTGACCCATTAAAGATCTGTGTCCCATTTGTCTTAACACAGCATTATCTGAAGCAATATGTTTTAAAGCTAATGATGTAGTAGCAACACTTGTTCTTAAAATTTCTGCAGGGAATGAAACGAAGTTACCTATTACTGGTATTTTTCTAATTGCTTGAATTGCTGGTGGTACTTTACTATAAGTAGGCATAAGCTCTCTAACTAATAAAGCTGAGTATTCTTCTACAGCTTCTGCCATAGTTTGTGGATTAAATTCATCAATACCAAAATCAATTTTTACATTACGTTTAACTTCATCTATATCTTTAAACGCTCCTTTAAACATAGATTTTAAATATTCATGTGCGTATATTTTCCACAAATTATCACCACCTGCGTATACTTCAGTAGCTTTTTTTAGTAATGGTCTATCACTAAACTTATCTACTATGCCCATAAAAGTTGTTTTTTCACTTTGTTTAAGATCGTTAAGCATAGCAGTAAGTTCTGAAGCTACAATGTTTTCATCAACAACTCCTAGTTCTGTTTGTCTGCCAATGTATTTTATTAGATCCTCTTCGTTTGCAAGCTTACCTGCTCCAAAAATATCATCCATTACAATTTTAAAAGAATCCTGTACAGAAGCTCGACCACCAATCCAACCATTATTTAATACAAACGCTGCAGCACTACCAACATTACGAGATTGTGTAGCTGGTGATAAAACAGTTTTAGTTGTTTGCACCCCTGCTTTATAAGCTAACATCATTTGTATAATTGAATTTTGTGCAAGTTTATCTAGATAGCCTTGAGAGCCCTGTAAAGGTAAGACTACTTCTGGACTACCCCATAAATAATTTATTTTAGAATCTAATAGACCAATACCTGGCACTCTATTTACTTGTATTGCACCTTTAACAAAATTTTGTGCAATTTCTGGTGATTCAAATAAACGACCTTCTTGTAATAATATATCTGCAATACGATCGTAAGCTTTTAAATTTCCTGTTTGTGTAGCTAAACTAGTTACTGTTTGTAACACAGAAGATCTTAAATTATTTTCTTCACCTAACAATTGTTTAATTACGTCAGGCAATTCCTCTCCCGTTTTAATACTAGCAGCTAACTCTTCGTCTTGAAGTTTACGTTTAGCAATATGAGCTAATTGCATTAATGGATCTTTACCATCAGTTTTTCCAACCAATAAAATATCATCAACAACTTTAGCTGCATATATATTAACAGCATCACTAGTATTACGACCTGGTGATCCTAGTCGTGCTGCTTCTAGAATATTTTCGTTATCTCTAACCATCTTAGAAACAAAATCGACAGCATTATCATAAGCTACTTGTGTAGGTCTGTATTGTGGATTAGTAAAAGTAGCAAAAGATTGTCGTAAATAAGTTTTTAAATTATTAGTTAAAAAATCTTTAAAACCACTATCAGGCAATATGCCTGCATAATCTAATTTAACTGTGTCTAAAAGTTCATCTAAATCTTTAACTAAAGGTTGTAGTTCTTTGGGTAAATCGTTAATTTTTACTTGTCCTTTAAGTGCAGACAACACTTGTTCTAAAATATATTCTTCGCCTGCAGGTGATGTGTATTTGCCATTGTACCTGGTTTCAAAACCTTTAGCTAAGTTGTAAGCTCTTTGTTCAATTGCATCTATGTATTTAGTTGTTTTTTTAGCTAAACCTTTTATTTTTTGTTGAGCTTTAGTTTCTACATAAAATTGATTACCAGTTTTTTTACCAACATCTCTAAACAAAGACAATACATTGTCTATTTTTTTAAGACTTGCTTCTACTGCATCATCACTAGTTACTTCAAACAAACGCCAATCTTTATAATCTGGCAATTGTTTTATTAAACCTGGTTGAGCTATATCATCTAATGTAGAAAACTCTCCATATTTAATAGCGTCTCTAGTTGATTTTAAAGCAGCTGAACCAGCACTAACACCTACAGCTGCTGCTCGTGCTAAAATATCTTTGCCTAAAAACTCACCAAATATTTTAGCGCCACCACCAATGCCTTGACCAATAGTTTTTACACCGGGAACATTTGCAGATAAATAACTAATAGGTCTTATAGCTACATTATCTACAACTCTTGCGCCTTTACCCGCAACATACATTGCTGGTTTGCCAACACCATATTTTGTAGCTAACCATAACGGTGGTCCAACTAATGGAAACAAACCACCTATAATTGCGCCATCAGCACCAAATCTTAAACGGTTTTTTAAATTAGCTATTGCTAACTCTCTACCACTTAAACCTTCAGTATCTTCATAATCATAGCCTAAAGTATTATCAAAAAACAAAGGATCGTCAGGAATCATTTCGGTTACACTATTGTATGGACCTCCAGCAATAAGATCAGTGCCAGCAAAAATAGTTGCACCAACACCAACACGTTTAGCAACATTGCCACCAACTACACCAGCAGCCGCTGCACGCGATGCCCCTAACGCTCTACTAGTACCATAACTACCAGCAGTAAATAAATTTAAACCGGTATAACTTTTTAACATGCGACGCGCACCATTAACTGTTTTAGTAACAGCACCGGCCGGTGCACCAAACTCAACTAAAATAGAACCCATATCACCTAAAAATGTTTCTGGGTCAGAATATAACTCACCGCTGTCAACAGCTTTATTGTAAGTTTCTTTAATTTTATCACCCATACCAGCATCAAAAGCAATGTCTGGTATTAACGAAGCTATGTCCATTAAACTAAAAGATAAATTAGCTATGCCTTTTTCTTGCGCTCTATTTATTTCGTCAACAAAAGAAATATAAGTTTGATCGTCTGGCGTTTTACCGGCACCACTCATAATGCTTTCTTGTATTTCATAAGAAGCTGGATAATCTTTACGTGGGTCTATATTGCTACCGGTTACAGCGTTTATCATACCAGTGGTTATATCTTTAGCTGTGTTGTAAATAACCCATGGTGATGCAACTAAAGTTTCAAAAATAGGGTTATCGGTTAAAAGTTCGTAGCCATCTGCTAGCGGTCTAAACTCTAACGGACGATCACCTTTGTTCATTATTTTTCTAGTTTCTGATAAAACGTCAGCAGCTTTAATTTCTACTGGTTCTAAAGCGCTTTTATTTATGTCTTCAATAGTGTTGGATAAACCACTATCTTCGTAAATTCTTTTAATATCGTCTTGTACTTCTTTAATACTACCAAAACCAAAACTTGCGCCAGTGTAAATATCAGAAGCAGGATCATCAGGATCTTGGTCACCGTCAGCATAAAAAGTTCTTGAGATAGGTGTGCCGCCCATAGCGTTGCCATCTAATTTTTGTGCTGGAGTTTTTTTTCCTAAACCAAAAAAATCTCCCATTTCTTTAACTAAATTAGGATTAGTTTCTTTTAAAGTATTATATTTTTTTATAATATCTTCTTTTAAAATTTTAGAAGTTTCTTTTGGATTTAAATTTTTACCCACTTGTATAAATTTTTCTCCAACAGGAATATTTAACCTTAGTGTAGGATATTCTGCCATCTCTTCTTTAACTTGTGTTAAAGCTTTTTGTATATCTACACCATTATCTATGTTGTTATTAAACCTTGCTAAAATTCTATCAGCTTCAAGATTAGCAAATTTAGATGTGTTTTGTATCATTAATGGGTTTAACGGCTCACCAGTTAAACCTTTAGTATGGTGCATTTCTACGTAAGAATTTTTAAAAGTTCTTGCATTATAAGTAGCAGGGTTTTTACCTTGTGATACTAAATCCACATAGTTAGCAAACATATTAAAATTAAATTTGTTTCCTTCTTTACCCATAGCGGTTACAAAAATATCATCAAATTCTTCTAAAAAATCTTTAGTAATACTTGGTGTTAAAGTGGCGTGTTTAATATCTTGCACTCCTTCATGAAAAAATTGAATGTTTTTAAAATGAGGGTGCTCTCTAATTTTTTTTTCAATAATGTTACTATTAGGGTTGTTTACCGGAGTTAAACCATCTTTTAACCACAACTCATTTGTTTCTAAATCTTGTATGCCTCTAAAAGAATTTGTTGTAGGATCTTTTATTTCTTTATATTTTTTTAAACCAGTTTTATTTTCATAGTTTCGCATCCACTGTAATTGTTTATTAGCTTGGGACATTGCCCATGCATCTCCTTGACTTGGTTTTGTTTGGTTTCTAACCGCACGTCTATTAGCTTGTACAAAATCTGCTCCATATTTAAGTTTTTGTCTTCTTTTATTAGGACTACCACCTATTTTATTAATAGAAGAAGGAGGATCAAACCATTCATCTATTGTAATTGGCTTACCAGTATCAAAATTAATTGGATTGTTACCCATGGCTAAATATTCATCACCTAATTTTACTGAAGCTTGACCTCCAAGTATTGGTCTTGAATCATAATCTCTAGGCTGTGTTATACCTCTTCTATTTTTAGAAGCCGTTCTAACATCTGTATTAAAAAATCTACTTTCTATTTTATTCCATACTTTTTCAGTATTAGGATTGTCTATATGTTTTTTAAAAAAATTTAATTTATTATTTTGATAATTGATAAATTTTCTTTTTGCATTAATGTCTGTTTTAGTAAGTTTAAATTTTTTATTAAAATCTAAAAAAGAATTGTAATTATCTTCTATATATTTATTTACGTCTTTTGTAGGCACAAACCCTTTTTCAGTTTTATTTAAAACGTTAACGCCTGTGTTTTGTAAATTAACTATTGTTGGTTGGTTAAAAGGCATTGGTGGCCCAAAAACGTTTTTTTTATTTATACCTAATAAACTTTTACCACCTTTCATTAAACCACTACCTGCAGCTCTAAATAAAATATCTTCTATCGGTAATGAAGCTCCAACTGCACCAAAATAACCAAGGTTGGCCATGTCGTCGTGTTTTCTTATAAAAGCATTAGCCTCATCTACAGTCATATTGTACTTTGCTGCCATCTCTTCATCAACCACATAGTCTTGACGCAACCTACCAATGTTTTCCATAGTAAAAGTTTCGCCAGGAAGGATAGCTGCTAGTAAAGCAGCGTCAGCACCAGCATTAATTATACCGCGACCAGCTCTAGCCAAACCACTTTCACCAGATAACTTTTTTGCTAACGCTGGATTAGCTCGCATATTTTTTTGTTTTATAAAATTGTTATAGGTTGGTTCATGATTAAGATAATAATCACGATCTTTACCAGTAGCTCTATTTATGCCGTCTTCATTAACAACAATTTTGTCTATATATTCTTCGTATGTTTTAGGAAAATTATCGTATCTGTATTCAGGATCAGTCATGCCTTTGTACACGTCAACATAAGGTTTAGACACTGTTCTAAAAATACCTTCTTTGTTATATTGGTCTTTAACAAAATCACTAATAACAGGTGGTATTATAGGAGGTAACTTTTGAAGTATGCCTTCTTTTTTTGGCGTGTCAGCCATGGTTAGGCTCCTTGCGCAGGTAATTGTAAATCTGAATTGTATTTCTGGTTAAATTTAATCATGTCTTCTTGTGTTGCAATGTTAGCAAAATCTAATAAAGCCACTTCACTAGTCGCCAATAATTTTACTACCGAATCAGACACTTCTTTAGGTAGTCTAGCACGTAACTCTTGAAAAGTTATACCGGTTTGTTGTGCTCGCATAATAGGTGGAGAACCTGGATCTGGATCTGGACCACTGCCTGGCTCGTATGGACCACTGCCATTAGCATAACCAACACGACCACCTTCTGCTTTATATTCTGGTTTAACAGGAGATGGGAAATTTCTATCCATGAATTCGTCGAACAACATTTCAGCAATTTGAGCTTCTGATTTACCTTCAAATCTTTTAGGTCTTGCATCTGTTGAATTAACAATTTCATTAGCTGCATCGGTAAATCTTGCAAATTCATCTGACCCACTATACTCTCTATACATATCAGATCTTATATCTTGTTCTTCAGGGAACGTTGAATCAAAACGTTGCGCCGCTTCTTTATAAGCTTGCTCATCTTGATTATTAATTGCCGTTAACATATCTTGTTTTGCTGAAGCTCTTTCATCTAACAAACGAGAATAGTCTGTTTCATATTTACCAGAATCAATTTCTCTTAAAAATTTCATTTCTTCAAATGCTCTAGTTTTACCAGATTCGTCTGCTTGAAAAGATCTATCTGTTTGTCGACCTAATGCACCTAGTTTAGCAGCTCTTTGTTCAGATAATTGTTTTTGATATACCGCTTCACGCGCATCAGCAGATGTTGCTAAACCTTCACCAAGTTCTCCTAAAGCTGGACCAGCTGCTGCTAGTGCACCTTTAAGACCCGGGCCACGGCCCTCAGCGCCAAGAATCTTGCCGCCTGCTGCTGCTATTCTTAACCAATCTGAAGTGCTTAAACCACTTGGTTTTTGTGCCATAAATTCTTGATCTATTAAATCTAATTCTTTTTGAGCATCAGCATTAAAAGTAGATGTAGATTGTGTAGGTGTAGGTGTAGATGTAGATGTACCTAATGTTTCAGCAAGTATATCATCTTCTTCTTGAGACCCCACAAAACCCGCAGGCATATATCCGGGGTTTCCGTTACTAAAATTTTTTCTTGGTTGTGCAAAGCCGGACACAATACCACTATTAGTATTTGGCGAACCGCCCATTCTAAACATCGGTCTATTTAATGGTTTACTCATTATCCAAATCCTTTCATTGCCGCACCAGCAAGACCAGCGATACCAGTACCAGTACCTAAGATAGTTTGTAAGGTACTAGGTGGCGTTGCTTGTGAAGTGCTGTACTGTGTTGATGCACCGATACCACCCATTAGTGGTGCAAATTGTTGTCCAGCAAAACCTATACGTTGTTGCTCTTCGTAAGCTGCTTCACGGTTAGCTGCAGCTTGTGCATCTAATTGTGATTGTCTTAATGCTTGTTGTTGTGAACCTATAGCACCAATTTGTGTTGCTTGGGTTTGTTGTAAACCTGGTACTAGAGTTGCTAAACCTTGTTGGTTTTGCATGGCAGCTTGTTGAGCCGCCTGTGCTTGTGCAAAATTTTGTGCTCTTAAATCTGCTTCTAGTTGTGTTGCGCCTAAAGTTGTTTGTGCATCGTATACACCACGTTGCACGCCTTCACGACCACCGCCAAAAGCACCTGCTTGTATTGCTTGATCAGCAATAGATTGTCTACCTTGTGCTCTTTGGTTTTGATATGAAGCCATGGTAGCATCTATTACTTGCTGTTGGTATGGAGTCATAAACGGATCCATAGCCGCCGTTACGCCAGCGCTAGTTACTTGTCCATCAGGTCCTATCGCACCCGCTAATCTTTGTGATTCATCTAAAAAAGGTTGAAAGGCTCCTATACCTGTACCTGTGTCATCAACACCTGATACTAATCCAGTAGTTGGGTCATAAGATATTGTACCAAGCCCAGCTTGCGTTGCTTGTGCTTGCATGCTAGCTTTTTGTAAAGCTGATAACCCTGCAACAGATGGTGCAAATTGACTAGTGTCAACTGCTTGACCTAAAACACCTGGTGCCTCTGTAGTTCCAAATAATTTATTTGTATATACTTTACCGGCCTGTTCGATAAATTCGGCGGGGCGGGTTCTGGTAATTTCTTCAGCCACTAAACTATTGCCTCCATTTGTTCTTGCACATCATATAAAGCTCGAGCCCCAGCTCTTGGGTCTGGTTTACCGGTTAACATTTTACCTATACCAGCAACCGCTCTATCATTCAACACGAATTCATCTTTACCAACCATAGCTGGTACATCATCGGCTCTTGGTTTAGTACCAAGTTCTATAAAGCCACCTGGTCTTAAATCCATTTGCATGCCTGGTGGCACGTTTGGTGCAATCGGATCCCCTTGTGGTGTTTGTCTACCGCTACCATAATTAAAATTAGGTCGGTCCATCATGCCAGCATTCATCATACCACCCATAGCTCTACCTGGACGCACGTATCTATTTAAATTGTTGTAATAATCCCTAAAGGCTTTTTCTTTTTCTGCAGCTTCTCCTCGTTGCATTTCTTTTATTTCATCACGTTTTTGTTGTTCGCTTTTTCTAATGTCATCTTTTTCACGTTCAAAATATAAATTCATAATTTCTTTTTCTAAAACTCTTTCCATTAAACTTGGCATACCCATGTTTTCTGAGTCCCTGCTTCTGTCTGCAGTTCGTTTACGCATGTCAATTATTTCGTTTAGTTTATTTTCTAGTTTTTCTATCTTTTCGCTTTTATATCTATTCTCATTTATATAACTACCAACTTGTGCTTCCGGGTATTCGTCGTAAAAAGCTTGCATATTTAAACTTATATCACTTATAGAATCTAGTGCGCCAGGCTTTCCAGGAGGCATAGAAGTGCCGTTAGCAAAACCTACACGGCCACCTTGATTAAATTGAGGCATATAATCTCCACTAGAAACAAATTGCATTAACGCAGGGTTTTGTAATAAAGCCATTACACCACTAGACATATTAGCAGCATAATCTACTGGTTCTGATACTGTTGGTGTAAAAGGTTTAGGTTCAAAAGGTCCTACTTCAGGTATTTCTATTTCTATTGGATTTGGTATTTGTTCTCCTGGAGTTGCAAACCTTGGTGGTCTAAGTGGGTCACGTTCTGGAGGAGGAATAAAAGCAGCTCCTGGTGATAAACCTTTTGTTATTTGTTCTATTTTTCTAGGGTCATCTTTTGGTAAATTTTGAATATATTGCATGTAAGCTTCAGTTTGACCTTTGCCTTCAGGACGCATGGTAGCTGGATTAAAATAACGTCGATTATTTGGATCATTCATTGGACCCATTCTTTCAACACCAGCGTATTCAGAACCGCCACCGCCACCGCCACCTTCTTCAAAACCTACACGGCCACCGTTAGCTAAACTAGGATTGTTTAAGTCACTATTATAATAGTCCATAAATGAATTAAAATCTTCTTCACTAGCATCTGGGTTAGAACCAAAATAATAATTACGTGCATAACCTAAAGACTCTTCATAGCTTAGACCTTGTAGCCTAGCGTTTTCTGCAGCACGGGCC